TGTTCCTGGGACAGTCACGGCAAATCTGAAAGAAGGAGGGGAAGGGTCTCCCCTTCAACCCGACGCCCCGTAGGGCGCTTGTCGAACGACATACCCCAGAGTAATATTCATCCGCTGACTTAAAACCCGGTGAAGCGTAATAGCTTAGTGGAGGCAACCGGTAGTCACTTTTAAATTCGCATAGCGGTGTGCGCCGCTTCCTTGCTCTGCACGGTCGGAGCACCAAAAGGAAAACCCAGCAACTCCTGGCAGAGTTCTGGGAATGACCGGCAACCGAAGTTAATTTGAACGAACACTGGAAAGCCGATATGAATAGCTTATACATAAGCTCACAAAATCGCAAACCGTTGCCCGTAGTTAGGGCGCGGAATGCCAACAAATAACACGCCGGAAGTACTCTTAGCAGAACCGACGACAGGATTTGACGCAGGGGACAAACGCGACGTAAGGAGCCTTGACCCCGGCGGCAAAGCCGCCCTTGGTATAAATACCAAATCTCCCGCCGTTTCCATTGAGGCAAGGCGCGAAAAATACGGGTTACAGAGGGCGGCAGCCCAGTTGCTGCAAGGGTTTCGGGTTGGAAAATGCCATCATTTCCCGACTCCTAAACGTCATATCTCAATTCTCTATACTTCAGAGCATCAAAAAGCCTTCTATTCAGGCCTGATTACGTGCGGCTCTGTCTGGCATTGCCCTGTCTGTGCAACGAAGATTTCGGAACGTCGGCGCGTCGAGGTCCAGCACGCGATCGCTATGCACAAAGCGTCCGGGGGCGAAGTTCTGCTGCTTACTCTGACCAATGCCCACTATCACGGCGACGACTTGAAGGCGCTTCTGGAAGGGCAGAGCAGGGCTATGAGGCGTTTTCTCAGTGGTACAAGGGCAATGGTCGCCTTGTTCGATTCTATAGGCTGTATCGGCCAGATAAGGGCGCTGGAGGTTACGCATGGAGAGGCTAACGGCTTTCACCCGCATTTTCATATCCTGCTATTTGTGCGGGCTGGTCTTGATCTGGATCGACTCAGGCAGCAGTTCTTTATTCACTGGCATCGAGCTTGCGAACTGGCGAAGCTCCCTCTGCCGTCTTTCACTCACGGCGTAAGTCTTGATGGAGGTAGTGCTGCATCTGACTATGTGACAAAAGGCGCACGGACGAAGACCGGCTGGGGTCTCGATCAGGAAATAACCAAAGGCCACATCAAGAAAGGGCGTAACGAACGGGCTACACCTTTTGACCTTTTAAGAATGTATCGAGATGGAGATAAGAGGGCTGGTGCCTTGTTCCGCATCTATGCCGAAGCCTTTAAAGGCAAGCGTCAGCTTGTATGGTCGAAAGGATTAAAAGCGCTTTTCTGTGTTGAGGATATTTCTGATGAAGCGCTCGCAGAGCGTGACGAAGAAGACGCCCAGTGGGTTTATGGTCTGACTCCTCTGGACTGGAAAGCGATCATTCACGCGGATGCGAGAGCGCAGATCCTTGAGGCTTACGAATCGGCGGGGAAAGATGAGGTCTTTCGGGTGCTCACCATTCTACGGCGTGATTTCTTAATTTATCAGGCCTCTTTCCTTCCCTGACCTGCTCGGCTGCGCCTCACCTGCTCAGGAAAGGCGCACTTAGTAGTTTCTCGGATAAATCCCAAGAAACTGTGCTTGCGACCTCAGCCGGGAAGCGGCTCCGCCGCTGGTCAGGTTTAGCAGAAGGATTACGGCGGTCTTTCCTTCCCGGTCCATAGGCCTTTACGCCCCGGCAGGGGCAACCCGGCCTTGCTCCTGAAAACCCCGCCTTCCTGCTGACGCCCTTACGCCCTTGACCTGCTGCTGTAATACGGACTCCCCCCGAGAGGGATTTGTTAGCTCTAATCATTCCATATGGGTTTTTAAAAGCGCCGAAGGCGCGGGGCTTGTCTGTTTTACAACAACTCCCACAGGCGCATTTCTTGGGGGTTAGTTGTGCTTTTCTTCTTTCCGGCTTTGCTCTGTGTCTGGAAAAGTGTAAAGTGTCAAAAATTCAGGACGAAAAAAAACCCGCTTGGCGGCGGGTTTCGTCCTACTAAACAACGGTGCGGGCTTGGCAGTCCGCGAAACAACGGTGAAGTAATGATAATCAAAAAGTACATATCGGGCAACCCGGTTCAAATCGACACCCATTTAGCACGGGTCTTTCGGCTCAAAAAGGGCGTGATGACTACTGCGCGGCTTGTCAATGATCGGTTAGCGGCTGAAAAAATCCGTTGGGTTCCTCTCATGGTCACGCTGACTTATAAGGATGTGGACGCGTGGAAACCTGAGCATATTGCCGATTTTATGAAAACGGTTAATGCATGGGGCAAGCGCAAGGGCTTTACTCTTCCCTATGTCTGGGTCATGGAATTACAAAAACGTGGTGCTCCGCACTTCCACGTATTGCTTTGGATACCAAAGCGCCTGCGCCTTCCTGAGCCTGATAAGCGTCGTCGTACAAAAGCCGGTTGGCAAGATGCGTGGTGGTCGTGGGGAGACTCCAATATCAAGCGGGTGCGTAATCCGGTGGGGTATGTTGCTAAGTACGCATCCAAATTTGAATCTAAGGATTGCAAATTTCCCAAGGGCGCGAGAATTCACGGTATTGGGGGGATAAAAAAACTAGAAAAACGCATTATTGCTTGGTGGAAGCTCCCCAAGGATTTACGCACCGGTGAGGAGGGTTCTTGTATCTGGCGGCGTGCTCTTGGTGGGGGCTGGTTCAATCCTGAAACCGAAGAAAAGATACTCCCGAAGTGGGAAATAAAAGAGGGCATTTGGGCGGCCAATCTCGTTTATGTCGTACCTATTCAGCATACGGTTGAAGAAGTTGAAGAACATTGTTGTTACAAGGCTTGGCACGCAACACGCCGTCAAGCTCGCGCTGTTCTCCTGCGTCAAAATGGCTCTAATCGGCCTTCTTTGGATTATCGGTATCTAGGTCAAGCTGTCCAAGAGCATCTGTGGCGCGTCGATCATGTCCGGCGGCTGCGTCTGTCGTTCCGACGAGATAAAGGTCTGTCTGTCGGTGGGTATTTTGCACAGGTGGAACTGGCAAGCCTGCCCTTCTGAGCCAGTCGGCAAAAATAATCTCTAACAGGTCGGTCATAGAAATCCCGTTTCTTGCGGCCTCGGCCTTTATTACTGCGTGAAAAGTCGGGGGTATTTTGGTCGTTTTCCAACGGTCTTTTGTCAATGTCATGGGCTTCTATGCCTTTGGTAGTAAAGTGTAAAAAAATAAAAAAATATTGCTGTCAGCAATGTTTTGTTTTAGTCTCTGTTCCGGCAAACCACTTTTACTTTAAACCATTGAGGCCAAAAATGAACGTAACGATCATCGGATTTATGAATATGTCGGGCATCGGCAAAGAGTCGAAACGCCCTTATGACATGAGCCGGGTTTATGTCCTGTCACCGCTCGAAAATGTCAAAAACGAGAACATGACACGTCGTGCCGCTGGCTTTGAAGCGATGGAAATTGACGTGGCGAAAGAAGCCGAAAACCTTTTTCTTTCGCAAACCTATCCGGTCAAGGCTGAGCTAAAAATCGAAATGCTCCCCCGGGCTGGCAAGCTCTCCCCAATCTGTACGGGTATTGTTGGCGCTGAATCCCTTGGTCGTCTGAAACCGGCTGCCTGAGCATGATGCGCGCCCTTAATCTATCGCTCTGGTTCGTCGTCGGCTTTTGTGGCGCTGGCCTGCTCGTCATGATTGCGGGGCGCTAATGGGTTACGCATGGAACGGCACGTGTTTTCAAGATACCGCGGCGGCGCTTGATGCCTTCGCTGAACAGGTGCCTTCTGTTTCTGCTGCGGGGATTAACGCGTTTTCCGGTGCGCCGACAATCTCAGGTTCTGGCCTGATTTCGTGGTCGATTGTTAATCGTCCTTTGACCACTACAGATGCGACGACTCGCACAGGTACAACTCAACTGCTTAACTGTTCCAACGAGGGGCTAGACCAGTGGCCTATTCAATCCATCCTTTTTTATCTCGCCTTGTGTTTTGCCGTGTTTGCAGGTTTTCGGACGGGGTTCAGGCCATGACTGTTTCTGAGGTCGTAATTTTTGCCGGGCAAGTGTTCGCCTGTTGGTCTCTCGGCCTCTCGGTCGGTTGGTCGGTCACCGTTTTGCGTTCGGCGGCAACTCACGTCTGAGATTGTCACGGCGGGTGCCTGCGAAGCGGGCGCCCACCGGGAAAATCTCTCCCATATCGCTGTTTAACTTGTTTCAGGAGCTTTTCAAATGAACAAAATCAAATCTGGCCTTCTGGTCGTTCTTGCTGGTATCGCCGGTTCTGCTGCTGCTGCTGTTCCGGCTGAAGTCACTGCCGCCTTCGCGTCGATCAGCGAAACCGCCGCGGGTACCTTGGCGTTGGTTTGGCCTATCGCCGTCACCCTTACGGTTGGCTTCGTCGGTCTCAAGCTGTTCAAGAAGGGCGCGAACAAGGCCGTCTGATTATGACGCCTTGCAAAATCCTTGCGGTTTTGGGGCTGGCCTTCGCCGGCCCTTTTTCCATTGCGCAGGAGACTGTGGAGCGCGGAAATCAGAAAAACCCGTATCAGCCGCCACCATGGATTTCACGTCTTGCCAGTCAGGAATTGGTATTCACGCCGGAAATTGATTTCTACGTAGGTGTTGAACAGTCGCGCTCGAGTATCGGTCGCACTACCGCCGGAAATGGCATCAAGTATTTTTGCGGTCTTAAAAAAACAGAGAATGGGGGTATAGAGTGGCATTTCTGCGATATGTAGCAACCGTCCTTTTACTGTGCTTCTCGTCATTATCCTATTCCAGCACTTACAACTATCAAACTTCCGGCCTTTGGTATAAAACGGGCACAGCTCAGAATTCCGGTGCAACGGCATCGGAGGCTTGCGACAAAATTGGTATTACGTTGGGTCTTGCATCTGGTGCGTGGGGTGCTAATCAATTTTATTCAAGTAGTTCAACTGAGTTAACGCACGCCTGTATTGCTACCAATGGGCTTCCATCTAACTATACGGTGACTGTGACGATTTGGTGTCCCTACGGCGGCACTATGAGCGGTATCCAGTGCATCAACGCGCCAGAATGTACCGCTCCCAAAACACGCGATCAGACAACCGGGCTTTGTGTATCGCCTCCCTGTAATTCAGGCGATCAGGTTTCAAATGCCACCTATTTTGGTGGCTGGCGTATTGGTTCGGCGGCAAATGCTGTTGTCGGGCCGAATGGTCAAAGCTATTTCCAACCTCCACCAGAAACCATCTGCGACGGTACTTGCACTATTGCGATGGCGTCATCTGGTACTTGTTCATCCAGTGCAGCTCCTTATGTCAATTCACCGCAGCCAATCATGTGTGTTGGCACAGGTCAAAAAACTGGCGGGGGCTGCTCCACTAATTCGGCTTCAACGGGCGACGCGCCCGTTATTCCCAATCACCGGCCAAAGTGTTTGCCGGGTGAGGGGGTTCTTACAAGTAGCTCGGGTACAGTTGCTTGCGTTCCCTCTGGTGTTCCGGCGTCGACTCCCGTGGTCACTACTCAAAAATCGACGCAACAGTTTCCAGATGGATCGACAAAAACCACGGAAACCACCTATACCAAAGATCCTGTTACTCAAGTACAGGACACTCAACAGACAGTAACGAATTCACCGGCGACAGCTGGGGGTTCAGGTCAAGCCGGAACCGTTGGCACGTCATCTACTTCTGCAAGTGCA